TTGGAGGGGAGAGAGAGCGCTCTTTTGGCTCACGGACAGAAACGAAAAAGAAGTGTTGTTATTGTTGGAAGGCGACCGATACGAAATCTTCGGCAACATCTACGAAAACCCCACTCTCTTACAAGAATAATCAACCTAAAGAATGAATGTATGGAAATAAAAATCTGCGATGTTTGCCGAGAGCAACCGAATCCCGCCTCACTTTCTCAAGTGCGAATGTATGCTTTTGAGTACGATAATTGGTGGGGAGCGACGGCTAAAAGAATTGAGATGTGTCTAGAGTGCCGCGACAAGATATTTAATGCGCCTCTTAACCCTCCCAAGAATAATCAACCAAAATGATATGGATAAGAATAAAATTGCACTAAGAATAGCAAAGATAACGATTTTATTCATCGTGTTGCTACTTATGGTCGTGGGTACTCGAATGGTAGCGAATGAAAATTGGTGGGGGATTTTGCTACAAATACCAAACATGGCAGTAATTTCTTACGCACTGGATAAATATTTTGAGACCGACAATAATCAACCAATGGTATGAAACAAAAACAGAAGACGGTGAAGGGGTGGGGGATAATTTACTTTGAAAAGCTTGTCTCGGCTTTTGTGGATAAAAAGACGGCAAGAGACGAGTGTGTTGAGACTGAGGACGAAATCATCCGCTGTACCATCACTTACACACTCCCCAAATCTAAGAACGTATGAAATTCTTTTTTGAACCAGAAAACTACGGCCACATGCTGAATGGTATTGGCATGGTAATAATAGCTATTACGCTGTTTATTTTCACCCTTGCAGGCGCTCTTATCTTCCTATGACCTCCCCCTACACCACAGAGAAGAAGTGTTGCGAGGGTGTGCTACAATAACAAGATATGGAAACAGCATGTATTGAGTGGCGGGGTAGGAAGAACAAGCGAGGTTACGGCGTGATTCTTATTAACGGAAAACAGCAGTTTGCACACAGGCTAGCGGTTGCTTTATCAGGCCGAAATATCCCAATGAAGAAGGTGTGCGACCACTTATGCCGCAACCATTCGTGCGTTAATCCACAGCATCTTGAACTAGTCTCTCTCAAAGACAACGTGATGCGTGGTGAGGCAATCTCCGCAAGAAACGCTAGGAGTAATTCGTGCATGTGGGGGCACTTATTCACGGCAGAGAATACAAGGATTCACACTGACAAGTTGGGTAGGAAAACACGTCACTGCAAACGCTGTTACGCCGACCGTTCTTTCAAGGCACGGAGAAAAATAGGAATTACTGATAAGAAGATGCCTCGCTACAAATATGGAGACTAAACCTTGTTGCGAGAAGTGCTTAAAGTGTCCTGACTATTCCAAGCACGACTATTGCCATGACAAAGACTGTCCCTGCCACAATCCCCACTCCACATACTTGGCGCGGTTTGATGAGAGGTTCGGCAGTGACGGGCCAGATAAGAATAGTGATTCAATCGGCCGTGCGGCAGGTTGCGACGATTGTGCCATAGGCATTCAAATCCGCGCCGAACATAAACAATTCCTCATTGAGTGTCTGAAAGAGGAGGGGAAAAGGGCGCACAAAGAAGGTTTCGACAAAGGAAGATACTTATATCAAAGTCCCGATGCCAACATCAAATCCCTCACCTAACGAGATATGAGTACCGGCATCAGTTGACATTATCAGGATTATCGTATAATGCAGACATGAAAGTACCACTACCAAAAGGAAAGTACATTAAAAATATTGAGGTGAATGATGATGGGCTTGATATTCAATTCTCCGAGAGAAAGCGAGTTGCATTGCTTTTCATAAGCCTAAACGAGCGGTATTGGCCATATCTCAAACAAGTGGTGCAAGATTGTAAGACTAACTTTTTGCCGCAACACAAGGTGGACTACTTTGTGTGGTCTGATATGCCGGAAAACGAACTAAAGGACGTGACTGTAATCCCCACCGAGCCTATTGAGTGGCCGCATCCTACACTAATGCGTTATCACCTCTTTCTCCAACAGGAAGAGAAGCTCAAGGACTACGATTATGTTTTTTATCTCGACGCCGACATGCGCGTTGTGGATAAAATAAGCGACGAGATTCTCGGAGAAGACCTAACTGTCGCCCTCCACCCGATGTATGACTTGAACCCCACGTTCATCCCCCCATATGAACCCAACGTCAACTCAGCGTCGTTCATTCCCCGCCTAGGGCAGATTGTGGACGAGGCAACACAAAAAGCAGGCACTCCACAAGACATTATGGCCAAGGGCGGAAAACCGCGTTTCAAGCCGTTATACCTCGCTGGCGGATTCCAAGGAGGCATTACAAAGGAATTTATCAAAGCAATGAAAGTAATGCGCGATAGCATAGATAAAGATTTCAACCAAAATTATACGGCCATTTGGAATGATGAAAGCCATTGGAACAAGTACATGTTCGACAAGAAAGGGCCGATTCTTGGTACGAAAATTATCGTGCTGGGGCCAGAATACATACATCCCGACTCGCTCATCAAGGAGTATTACGAGCCTCGTTGGGGACGGAAGTTAAAGCCAAAGATTATCACACTCACAAAACCCTTTTCTCTTTCAAAAGAGGGCGGAAAGCACCTCAACGAAATAATAGGCGGATTGCCTGCCTCACAGCAACATCAACCGTTTGAATGTCCGACGTGTCATGACATATTTGACGTACCCGGCCACGTGATTCATAGGGTGGTCAGATGTCCCGGGAGCGGCCAACCTCACCAAATGGATATGAAGAAAGTATGAAAGTAACTGTTGCGATTCCATGTTACAAGCAGGCGGAATATCTGCCCGACGCCATAGAATCTGCACTCAACCAGACGTATAAAAACATAGAGGTGATTGTCGTCAACGATGGTTCACCGGATTACACAAGCGAAATAGCAAAGAAGTATCCCGTCAAACTCATTGAACAAGTGAACAAGGGTCTAGCGAGTGCGAGAAATAGCGCAATCATGGCGATGCGAGGACAGTATTTCTTGCCACTGGATGCGGACGACATTCTTCTCGAAGACTGTGTAAAGGAATTGGTGCGTGTCGCAAAAGCAACGCAAGCCGATGTTATTGCCCCATCACTCAAAACATTCGGCACGTCGAGCGAAACCGTCACCCTCATGGCAAGTCCCACAATAGATGATTTCAGGGTAGGAAACCGTATCGGCTATTTCTCAATGATAAAACGCTCTGCCTTGCAAGAAGTGGGCGGGTACTCTCCACGCATGGACGCACTGGGAGGGTGGGAAGATTACCACCTGTGGTTCGATTTACTAACTCGTGGGAAAAAAATTGTCACAATTCCGCAACCGCTTGTTCTTTATAGGACAAAGACTGATTCTATGTGGCAAGATTCTCTTAAACACAGTAAAGAGTTGTGGGGACAAATCCACAAGGACTTTCCGCACATTTTGCCTAAAGACCTCGCTAAAGAGAACACGATACATGGCCAAAATTAGTATCTGCATTCCCTATCACGACACTCCTAGGACAGCATTTTTCCTATCGCGCCTACTTGCATCGGTAGACGCACAAACATATAAAGATTACGAAGTTGTCCTAACAAAAGAGGGGCAATTCGCCCGCAACCACAACGCCGCAATAACCAAAGCCAAAGGAGAATACATCCAAATGCTACAAATGGACGACTATTTTGCCCATGGCATGGCATTGGAGAACATTGTGAAAGGGATAGAAAACTCGGATTGGCAGATTACCGCCTGTGTGCATGACATTGAGAACAAGATTTGCAATCCACATCAGCCAAAGTGGACTGACGATATATATATAGGCAATAACCGTCTTGGCTCGGTCTCAACCCTTTCCATGCGGAAAGATAAAGCCCTTCTTTTTGAGGAACCGTTACAGTGGCTCGTTGATTGTGACCTCTACTATCGCCTTTTCCTAAAATACGATTATCCCCACATTAACGAGGATTTTGGGCTTGTAATCACAGAAAGGACTGATAGACTGACTCATACGATATCCTCTATTGACAAACAAAATGAAACTACCTACCTCCTGAAAAAATATGGAAAGTAGACCAAAGCGTTTGGAGTTTTACTGGTGGGAAAGGTTCTTACGCAAAAAGGGTTGCTAGGGAACGTACACCAATTTGTGAACTTTGTGGTATCAGAGGCAATTGGGGAAATAAAATCCACGTCCACCATAAGGACAAAAACAGAGACAATAACTGCTTAGATAATTTACAAGTATTATGTTCCAAGTGCCACGCGAATCTCCACAAAAATTGGTTAAAGAGAAAGCGTCTCCGCGCCGTTGCCTCCTAACCGGCATAGGCGGAAGTATTGCGGTGCATTTCTTAGCGCACATTTTTCATAACACAGACTGGGAAATTGTCGGCATTGACTCATTCCGACACAAAGGATGGTGCGACCGCGTTCGTGAAATAACAAAAGAGCATCCCGAGTGGTTGCATCGCCTCGTGGTTGTCACGCATGACCTCAATGCGCCGTTTTCCCCACTTACTAAAGACTTCATCGGCCCGATAGATTACATAATCTCGATGGCATCACTGTCCGATGTCGAAGCGTCAATCAAAGACCCTGTTCCGTTCATAACCAATAATGTCAACCTGACTATCAACCTTTTGGAATACGCACGGGAGATAAAGCCCGAAGTATTCCTACAAATCTCAACTGACGAAGTGTATGGGCCGATAGAAGCCAAGGATGCCCCGAAGACAAAAGAGTGGGACGCGATTGTACCAAGTAACCCATATGCCGCATCAAAAGCGTGCCAAGAGGCGATTGCGATTTCTTACTGGAGAACTTACGGAGTCCCGCTCATCATCACCAATACAATGAATAATTTTGCGGAATTACAACAAGCGTCCAAGTTCCCAGTGATGGTACAAAAGTGGCTTATGGAAGGGAAAAGAGCTTTGATTCACGGTCAAATAGGGAAGATAGGTTCCCGCTCGTATATTCATTCCCGTAATTTCGCAGACGCGGTTTTGTTTCTCCTGAAAAATACCAAGCCGCACATTCATATTCCGAACATGGCGGACAGGCCGGACAGATACAATATCGGCGGAGATAAGCAGTTAGACAACCTCGAATTAGCTCAACTTATAGCAAAACAAATGGGGAAAGAGTTGGATTATGAGCTGGTCGAGACTCACTCCGTGCGCCCTGGCCACGACCCCCACTATGGACTCGACAATACGAAGATAACTAACCTTGGTTGGAAGTCACCGAAGAGTTTTGAGGACTCATTACAGGCGACTATCGAATGGCAATTGGCGCACCCCGAGTGGATTTCAGAGCAAGGTCGTGATTTTTATGGCAAGAAGCGCAAAGAGACACAAAGTCCTCCAACATCCGATGATACTTCCCGTCAATGTTCGCCCACTGGATGACCTTTGGCTTATGGCTTCTACGACCACATCTTACGCACCCCGACGGCTTCCCTTTCTTCCGTCGTACCCACTGGTGAAGCCCACGATAACTGACGCTATCACCTTTCCAAAGTTTATGTCCGTCATTCTCAAGCAATCGTGCGAGCGCCCTATAGTGGGACTTAGGATTTTTACGATGCCCGTGTGTGTAGCGTGTCTTACTGCCCTTTTCCTCAAGTTCTTTATTTCTTGTAAAGGCATAACATTCGCTAGAACAAAAGTTTCTTGGCTCAACTTTAGACGGAGAACGGATGAGTCTCTTCTTACAAGTCAAACACGCAACTTCAATCATATGGATAATGTTAGCACTAATATTGGAGAAATGCAATATGCGTAAAGTTCGCCAATGCGTGGGAGGGTTAGGAAACATCATGTTTAAGCAGGCGTATCTTATCGGTCAACTACTCGACGGGAAGATTCCTGATATTTACCTACAGGGCGCGAAACATTGGGGGTCTCATGCGGAGCAAATACGCGAATACTTCTCTGAAAACATCGGTAAGACAGATAGGGTGGCGCTCCATATTCGTCGGGGAGACTACCTCAAAGCAGACAACTTCCATGTGAACCTTTGGGAGACCGACTATTACAAAAACGCGGTGCGGATGTTCCCAAATGATACTTTCTTAGTATTTTGCCGAGATAGACAAGACGATTCACAAGATGAAAGCGACCGACTTTGGTGTGAAAAGAATCTTGATGTGTTGGGTATCAAATGGGAACTAGCACCGTGGAACGAGGACGAGACTGAGGACATGAACCTCATGGCGTCGTGCAAAGGCATTATCATGGCGAACTCGTCATTTTCATGGTGGGCGGCATTTTTGAACCCGCACAAGCCGACAATAGTGACTCCAAAAAACTGGTTTATTGACGGTATACAAAGGACGGAATTACTCGATGAATGGATACAGATATGAGACTTCGTACCCGATACGGGAACAGGGGAAACGAACAGTGGCAGGCGCTTGTATCGGCTGACAGAGAATGGCGTGAGTCCCGTGGTTTGCCGAATTACGATAAACCGTTTTGGTATACCAAATCAGGTTTACACCAACAGAAAATGCTAATGCGCGAATGAGTATGAAGGTACTTATTACAGGAAGTTCGGGGCTTGTTGGTTCGGAGGCGATGAAGTTCTTTGCAGATAAGGAGTGGGAAGTCATCGGGGTGGATAACAACATGCGCTCGAAGCTTTTCGGGACACCCGAACAGCCCGTAGACATTAATTTGGATATCAGAAATGATACAGAAGTTTATCAGTTATTTGAAACGAAAGGCCCATTTGATGCCGTAATTCACGCCGCCGCTCAACCCTCACACGATTGGGCGAGGCGGGAGCCTTTAACAGATTTCGACATAAACGCTCGTGCGACGCTTATTCTATTAGAGGCTACCCGCAAGTACAGTCCCAGTGCCGTATTTGTCTATGTGAGTACGGACAAGGTATACGGGGAAAATATGAAAAGGGACTGTGCCGAGTTTCCTACTCGGTATGGTTCATTATTTCCATACGGTGAGGAACTGGGGTTGGATTTTGCCGGCAAGCGGTCATTGTTCGGTTGCTCAAAAACCGCCGCAGATATTTATGTGCAGGAATATGGTAATTACTTCGGCATGAAAACCGTGTGTTTTCGTTGCGGGTGTATCACGGGTAGGAACCATCAGGGAGCGGAGTATCACGGGTTTCTCGCGTATCTCGCAAAGTGCATCAAGGAAGGAAAGACGTACAAGATTTTCGGCTACAAGGGAAAGCAGGTGCGCGACCAGATACACGCATACGACCTAGTAAACGCATTCTGGTACTTCATACAAAACCCTAAGGTCGCCGCTGTATACAACATGGGAGGCGGATACGACCGTTCGGTATCTGTATTGGAAGCCGTAGACCTTATCGAAAAAGCAACGGGCAAAAAATGCACATACGAATTGCACGAGGGGCGTGAGGGCGACAGGCAGTATGATGTTCACGATGTATCAAAGTTCAGAAAAGACTATCCCGAATGGGACTACAAGTATTCTTTATCAGATATAATCAAAGATATTTGCAAAGATTTTGCGAGAACAAACGAAGTATGCGTTCAATAAGATACGGCGGTGCGCTCATTGGGGACGACGAAAAGAAAGCAATAATGCGTGTCATAAACCACAATTGGTGGCCGCTGTCTACCGAGGGAGAAAAGATGGAAAAGGAGGCCGCCAAGTTTCTCAGGGTGAAGTACGGTGTGCTTGCGAACTCCGGCTCGTCGGCGGGGCTTCTCGCTCTCACCGCGCTTGAACTACCCAAGGGAAGTAAGATAATTATTCCCGCAGTAACATTTCCCACCATTTTTAATATCATCCTCCAGTGCGGGCTAACACCGATAGTGGTTGATGTAGAGATTGGGACGTACAACCTCACCCCTGAAATTGTAGAAGATGCACTCAAAAAGAATAAAGACGTGCGGGCTATTATCTGTGTCCACGCAGTGGGCAATCCCTGTGATATGCCCGCCATTATGAGGTTAGCTAAGAAGTATAAAGCGTATGTCATCGAAGACAACTGCGACGGGTGGGGAGGCACTATTGGCAATAAAAAGGTTGGTGGATTCGGGAATATATCTTTCACCTCATTCCACGCGGCTCATATTGTTGCAATGGGTCAAGGCGGTGGTATCTTTACCAACGACAAAGAACTTGCCCGTAAGGTGCGAATGTACCGAGACTGGGGCCGACAATCGGACATCACACGCAGAGCCAACGGAAAGAAATGGAAAGACCTACCCGAAGACCAAGACGCTCGGTTCATCTACGAAAAGATAGGATACAACTTGTCCCCTCTTGAACTACAAGCCGCAATGGGGCGCGTGCAGTTGAAAAAGACGGCAAAAATCAAAGCGCTCCGCAAACATAACTTCCACTACTTGTATTCTGAATTATGCAAACACACTGACCTTGTGATGCCTCAGTGGGTTAAAGGCGCAGACCCGTCGTGGTTTTCATTCCCGCTTTCAACACGCTGGGGCGACAGGGGTACGCTAATCTCACATTTGGAAAAGCACGGTATCGAGACTCGCTCCATGTTTGCCGGAAACATATTACGTCATCCGGCCTATAAACACCTGAAATGGGATACAAAGTCACTTCCCAATGCAGACTGGATATTGAAGAACAGCTTTTGGATTAGTTGTCATCCACGACTTACCAAGGACGACCTAAACTACATGGTATCGGTCTTTGATAAGTACTATGGCGCTTGAACTTCCGCAAATAACTTTAATCGCAATCACAAACAAAGACTTTCAAGCTCACAAATATGCAATTGACGAATCATGTAGGGACATTAGATGGGGCGCAGTCAAACTCATATGGGACGAGTCAATCAAATCCATTGACGATTGGAATTACAAGATAATTTATGAGCTTCATCACTATGTGCAAACACCTTATGCGTTTCTTTTCCACGCTGACGGATACCCTATCAACCCATCTGCATGGCGCAATGAGTTTCTCGATTACGACTTTATCGGCGCTCCGTGGCCGCTTCCGCGAGATAACTACTCGTACCTTACGCCGGACGGGGAACTCATACGAGTCGGCAACAGTGTTTCTATCCGCTCAAAGAGGATACTTGAATTACCATCGCAACTGGGACTTGAATGGAAGTCTTACTACGGGAATACCAATGAGGACGGCTTCCTTTGCGTCCACAATCGTAAAATACTGCAAGAGCATGGGTGCAAGTTCGCCCCGCTCGATGTGGCAAAATACTTCAGCCGAGAGCACGCAATCCCTGAAAACGAGGGACTAACACCATTCGCATTTCACTCACTATGATACAGGAAAAATACAAGCAATTGTGCAAAATCCCCTCGGACATAAACGAGAATCTACCAGTGCTCAAAAAGTACGCCGAGCAGTCTGATTCGATTGTTGAGCTTGGAGTACGGGCGATTGTATCAACATGGGCACTCCTTGCAGGAAAGCCCAAAGTAATGCTGTCAGTGGACATCGAGAACCCCGAGAAGTATGGAGGCAACCTGTGGGAAGTCATTGACGCCGCAGATAAAGATGGAATTGTATTCGGCTTTTTACAAGACTCGTCACTGAAAATAGACCTACCAGAGCATGACTTCCTATTCATTGACACTATCCACACAAGGGAACAGCTAAGCCAAGAATTGGCGCGTCACGCAAGTAAAGTAAAGAAGTTCATAGCATTCCACGACACGCACCATGCGGTATTACCTGAAATGATGGAGTGTATAAACGACTTCCTAGAGAAAAACCCCGAGTGGGAAATGGCGGAAGATTGCACCAACAACGGCGGTCTCACGGTTATTAAACGGGCATGATTGCTGGCATCTTTCACCAAGGTAGCGGGCTGGGAGACCAACTGTTTCGATACATAACTACAAGGACGCTCGCGGAGGAAAAGGGGCTTGATTGGGGCATGGTAAACCCCGCCACCTTCAAGGGTGCGTCTTTTATGAACATAGATACGGGGAAGCCTCTGAATCTTTTAAACCCGCTTGAATGGAACGAGAAACAAATCACAGAAAATGGGATAGATATACGCTCATACGACCCCGAGATAAACTTCGTAGAAGACTACACCATCATTGACGGTTGTTTTGAGGATGAAAAATATTGGGGGCACAATCTTGCCAATATACGGGACTGGCTGAGGGTAGAGCCGCTAAATTTGCCCGATGACCTCTGTATAATCGGCTTCCGAGGCGGAGAGTATTATACCGACCCCAACCTTGGGCTTCCCAAAGAGTACTATGATGAAGCAATCAAAATCATCCGCCGCAAGTACGAGGGCAGAGCGTCATTCGACATGCGGTTCGAGGTACATACTGATGACCCTGTATTAGCAAAACAATTCTTCCCAAAATACAAAATAGTACAGGACATAGGACTCAACTGGCGTTCAGTGCGATATGCAAAACACCTCATTATTGCCAATAGCGCTTTCTATATTCTCCCGTCGCTTCTTGGCGATGCGAAGGAAGTCATTGCTCCAAGGTATTGGGCCAGACGCAACATACGGAAGTGGGCTAGACCGGCTTGCTACTACAAGCGGTTCACATACATATGAAAGCAATACTCGTGAACTATAACTTTGACCCCGTGTGGTTAAAAGCATACCCGCAATTGGACGTAACTATTTACGACCGCTCGGACGATGGAATAGAAAGAAACTTACAACAGTATGGGCGCGTTATACAGACGCAAAACATCGGAGACGTTGACTACGACAAATTAGGCCACCTCATTGAACATTACGATAATCTGCCAGATGTGTTTTTGTGGGGCAAAACAAACCTCTTCAAGTATGTCGAGCAAGATACGTTAGATAAAGCGATTCTTAAGAGTGACTTCGCCCCACTTCTCACATTAAATCACAGAATTTATTCTGACAAATACGGAGAGGTGAACAAATACGAGGGCGATATATACTGTGAGCGTGCAGACTCGTGGTTTTTCAATGCAGGAGGCGTAGATGCGAAATTCTTTCACAATTGGCAAGAGTGGGTACAACACTTCGGTCTGCCATTTAGCGGCTTCATACCTTTCGCACCCGGCGGCAATTACATACTCACAAAGGAACGAGTGCATAGGTACAGCAAAGACTATTACGAAGCAATGAGAGACACATTACCCCACTCATCACGACCCGCCGAAGCGCAGTGCTGTGAACGTAGTTACTACATGATTTGGAAATAATATGCTCTACGATATTTTCACATTCAATGGGGAACGCGAAATACTAAAGCTTCATCTTAATATCATGGATGATTATGTTGATAAATTCATCATTGTAGAAGCCAACAAAACATTCACCGGCAAATCAAAGCCGCTCTATTTCTTCCGTGACCAACGATACTTCAAGCCGTGGTGGAAGAAAATAGAATACTATGTGGTGAACAACTGGGACGACCCGCATATCTGGGAGATGGCTCTACAAAGCCCCAATACCAAGGGCGCTGACCATTGGAAGCGTGAGTTTTATATCAAAGAGAACATCCAAAAGGCCCTAAAACAGTACAAGGTAAAAGACGACGACACAGTATTCATAGGCGATGTGGACGAGATAGTTGACCCGACAATTTCATTTGAATCAGACACACCAATAAAAGCAAAGCTACGAGTATACACATACTACCTCAATAATCGTTCAAGCGAGCAATTCCACGGCACACTCATGGCGCAATATGGCGACATAAAAGGAAAATGCCTCAACCACATGAGAAGCGACAAATCATTATACTCAAAGGGGCCATATTTAGGTTGGCACTTCACATCCATGGGCGGCCCCAAAGAAGTGGAACGTAAATTAAGCGATTCATACACACATGAAACCTATTTCACCAAAGAAGTGCAAGATACTCTGGCCCAAAATATAGAAGACCGTATTGACTTTCTTGGCAGACCGTTTACCTTTACTATTGACGAGTCGGAATGGCCGGCACATCTCAAACAAAACAAACAGCAGTATAAAAACTTCCTATGGCAACCTTAATGCAAAAGAATCTGGCGGAAAATATAATCAAAAACGCCAAAGCAAAGAAGCCAAAGAACAAAAAGGAGCTTGTTATTTCAAGCGGTTATGCCATAAAAACAGCAGAAGGTCACGCACCCGACATAATTGAACAAAAAGGAGTGAAAGAAGCACTAGAGGAAATGGGTTTTCATAGTGATAACGCAAAGCGAGTTGTGGCCGAGATTCTCAATAAGAAAAGCGCACAGGATAAAGATAGACTAAAGGCCGCTGATATGGTATTCGATGTTCATGGTGACAAAGCCCCAGAAAAGCACTTGGTCATAACCAAGAAGCTTGTTTCAGTAGATGAGTGAAGAAGATACAATTAAATTCAGTGAACTAAGTAACTTCTTTCCAAAACAGAATGAGGCAAAGGAAGCCTCAAAGCGTTTTAAGTTTACGTTATTTGGAGGTTCAGTAGGAAGCGGTAAATCACGGTGGCTACGGTGGATGATGGTGTATTGGCTGATGAAGCTATATTCCAAATACGACATTCCCGGTATTAGAGCAGGATTATTTTGTGAGGACTACCCTGCGCTCGAAGACCGCCACCTATCAAAAGTAAAGTTTGAGTTTCCTGAATGGCTTGGAACACATAATCAACAGCGCCATGAGTTTACATTAGCGCCCGAATATGGAAGCGGCATCATTGCATTTAGAAACCTTGATGACCCACAGAAGTATCTTTCAGTTGAGTTCGCAGTAATGGGAGTTGACGAGATAAATAGAAACCCCAAGCCCGTATTTGACATGCTAAGGAGTCGTTTGCGTTGGCCGGGGATTAAAGAAACAAAGTTCCTTGCGGGCTGTAACCCGCTCGGTGAAGCGTGGGTAAAGAATATTTGGGTAAAGCGCATGTTTCCACCAGAGGAGAAAGAACAATATGAGTTTGTGTTTGTGCCCGCATTACCGACAGACAACCCGCACTTGCCACAGGAATACTATAAGTCACTTGAATCACTGCCCGAGAACCAACGCAAAGCATACTTAGAAGGCAATTGGGACGCTTTTGATGAGGGGATGGATGAGAAAGGGTACTTGCGTCTCATTAGCGATAGGGAATTGCAGGCGTGCGTTGTACCGAGCGGTGAACACTCGGGCTATAAGATACTAGGAGTTGACCCAGCCGCAGGGGGAGATAACAGCGCAGTAGTACTAAAGTCAGGAAACCTACAACAGATTCTGTTCAATCAAAAACTCCAAGACACGATGGATTTAGTGGGAGTTATTCAGGATAAATATAAAGAGTGCAAGGTGGATTTCATTGTTGTGGATAAGACAGGCGTCGGGCAGGGCGTGTATGACCGACTTAGGCAAATGGATTATCCGGTGAAAGGTGTCGCGTTCGGTGAGAAGTCGGAAGACCCAATGTTTGCCAACCTAAAAGCTGAATGGCATTGGCGACAGAGGCAATGGATGCTATCGGGCGGCCGACTCATACAAAACACCTCATGGAATGAATTTGAGTATGTCCGATATAAGAATAAAGACGGCAAAATCATCATCCAACCCAAGGAGGAGTTATTCAGAGAGGGCATCTTGTCCCCAAATTGTGTTGACGCGGCTGTATTGACACAGTGCATCACAGACCTAACAATCAAAAACACGAGGATGATTAAGAATCAGGGTAACGTATTCATTGACAAGACTATTGACATATGGCGCGGGTAAAGAAGTCCGTAGACGTTCAAAAGTTCGGCGGCTCCGAAGAGATTGGAAACGTAAAGATGCACGGCTATGACCATGATGTGCAGTCACTTGAGGCCCAATCAAAGACAAAACTAGAGGACGATACTGGCCACGGTAATGCGGCGATTATCCGATGCTTCCAATTTGGCATAAACCCTGAAGCATTCAAACAATATCAACCGACAAAACAGGAATTGTTCAACTCTCATTACAAGGGAATTGAAGTTGCTTTGTGGAGAGATGGTATGAAAGTGATACCTGATGTAAATCCGAGAATCGTAGTAGACGAAAAGAATATGAATTACAAGATATTTGTCGGCGCGACCCCAATGAAAGGTCACATATTAACTCAAAGGCCGCAGACACTAAGTGAAATCGCTCATGGCTGATACACAATATCTTACAGACCACGAAGTGCGCGAGAAATTGCCATTCGAGACAAGGGACATTTACTCCAAATACATGGAGAGTTTCTATTTCCTCCAGCCGAGAAAGCGTAGACAAGCGCAACAAATAGTCCTTCTGAATAACCTGCAAAGAGGAGATGAGAACATTGCATCTACGCTTCTGCTTACATTGTTTAACCGCATCATGTCGAATCTTTATGACGACAAGATGCAAGTGAAGTTCGTACCGGGTGAGGAACTAGACCAAAAGAAAGTGCAGTCTCTGAACATACTCGCCCAGAATGACTACCGAGAGATGGATAAGGCACAGCATGATTACGATTGGACGTGGGACACGCTTTTCTTTGGGAGGGGGTACATGGAAACAATACGGTTCGACCATGAGCGTAAGATTATGCGCCCGTGTGTCATCAACCCACTAGTGTTTGGATATGACCCGTTCTTCGAGGAACCACAGAAATGGCGCTATTACTGGAAGTGGATAACAAAGTCATCCCACGAAATTAACGCGCTTATCAAAGCCGGTGTCATAACCAACATAAAAAATGCCAGTGACATCCCATCAGGTATTGACCCATTCCTTTGGAACTACAAGGTGATTCGTGACCGCGCCAAATTCGTCACTCCACAAGCGAGCGACACATATCAAGGCGACATCCACCAAATCCTTGAATTCTTTGGCTATGACAGCGAGGGAGATAAGTGTGTGTACTGGCTTGATAGGGACTTTAGTAAAATTCTCTACTACCAGAAACTTGATTTGCGTGACGGGGAAGATATTGTTGCTCCCGATGGAAAGGTGATTAAGACCAACTCCAAGTGGCCGATTGTAGTCAAAGAAGCATTCCGTGAGCCGCACTCATCGGTAGTATTCTCTGTCGCAGACCTACTTGAAGACAAGCATCGTGCGCGTTCGGTGTTGCTCAACCTCGCATTTATAGCGGCAAAGGATAAAGCTAATCCGCTCTATGTGTATGACCCTGATAAGGTACGCGACGTGTCGCAGTTGTTCTCGCGCCAAGTATCACAACACATCCCTGTGACTAATACGGTGGATGCTATTGCCCCCTTGAACAAAGACTCTGCGATGGACCCGAGCCTCCAAGCGTTCATGCAAGTGCTCAACCAAGAAGCCTCCGACCCAGTGGGTACGGGTATGGCAATGGAGAAGCAGACCAAGGGCAAGCAAACAGCAACAGAGGCCGCAATACAACAGCAAATGAATGACCTTGCTCAGTCACTACAAAGTAAGGTAATGCAGTTCGGAGAGACAGAGTTCTGGTCTCATTGGTATCAGCGGTACAAGCGGTACACCAAGGCCGGCGATGAGAAGATTGCCACTATCGTGGGAGTAAAGGGAATGACGTTTGAAAAGATTGACCTTGGAGACATTAAGACGAAGTTCCCGCCCGGTGTCCTTGTGTTTTCGGCCAAAGAAGCTGAATACAAAGAGCTTGTAGAGCGCAGAGACCTGATGCAACTTATTCCTGACTTTCAGACATCATTGTCGCCTGACGGGATGAGGAACTTCTACAAATACGTCTTTTTGCCTAAATTTCAGAGTCTTGACCCGCAGATTATCGAAGTTCTCCTACCCGACTCTATTGACGAGATGAAGGCTACCGAGGAAAATGAGGCTTTGGGAGCTAACGAGCTTTCAAAAGTGCTCCCGACCGATAATCACGAGCAACATCTTCTGGTACACAGAATGGCAAAGAATTCATGGGCAAAGTGGATTCACGTTCAGTGGCATGAAGAAATGCTCGCTATGCAAAAACAGCAACAGATGATGCAAGCGCAAATGCCGCCGCAGGGTCAGACGGGTGTACCGCCGGAACCTGTCGAGCCGCAGGTCGGTGTCGCTAAACAGAATCCACTTGAAGCGGCTTCTTCATTAAGACAAGAAACATTACAAGATATTCAGCAAAATCAGCAATAATATATGGCAGAAAATTATTCAAAGGGTAAGGCGGTAGGTAACAACGGCATCCCGCAATATGACTCCCCGCCGCCGGTGAAGGCAATTGCAACGACGGTAAAGGACGCGGCAACCACGACGTCTTCTATCCTCGTACTCAACGCAAACACAACGGCAATTGAAGTGAGTCCTACGGGCGGCCCTGCATTCATACGGTGGCTTCCGCAAAGTACGGTTGATTCCAGTGTCGCGGGTACAAGCATCCTCTCAACGGGGGCTGGTGCCAACTTCGACCACGTGATTCCCGCCGCCACAGTGCGGAGGTTCGTAGTGCCAATCGCCGTGATTCCTAACAGTCACACTTCGGTGCAGGGCGCGAACGCACTGAACGGACTCTACGCAAACATGGCGTACATAGGAGCGGTTACTTCCATAATCGCCGTTACCCAGTATGGTTCGTCTAACAGCTACTAACTATCGAGCATCTTAATACCTATGGAGGACATTGACGTGTATGGCAAAGAACATGAAGATGATGAACTTGAAACACCCAAAGATGGAGAAACCGATGAAGCAGATGATGAAAACGCATAAATCGAAAGTGAAAAGCGCCGCACAAAAGGCCTTCGGCGGAAAGTATCAAAATGGTCGAGTTTACTAACCAAATATAAAATAACTATGGCAATCAGATTACCTCTCAAGACAGTGGCGACGTTTAGCGATGCGGCGGAAGTTGGGGCAGGTTCGGTAGGTGGTATCATAGCCCACACGTTCACGCTCCCGCAAGACACCGATAACGTATTAGTTAAATTCAGGGCATCAACAGTCGGCGGTGCTGTTTCGGCAACGCTTCAGACAACGGATGATGGTGGAACAACGTGGTATGAAATCGCTCGTACAAGCGTCGTATCGAATGCGAATGTTGATACGGCACAGTGGATTTCTTCACCGGTCATCGGCCAAGGACTACGAACGGCTGTAAACCAGTCTTCTTCGCTCCTTACGGTCGGTATCGGCAACGCGGCATCAACGCTCGGCTCACAGCAAGTATCGGGACTCCCCATACTTTCTCAGCATGGACGAATCGCAATCCGCATTACAGGTGACTTGACCGCAAGCGCAGTCATTACAACCGAAGTGAAAGTGAACAGTCAGTCCGCAACGGCGTAATGAATAATTCTCTTATACACCTCGAAGAACCTCACGATGAGGGGAAAGTCAAAACCCAAGAACGGGAAGCGTCTTTGGTAAAGACTATCGAGGCGATACAGAGGATAAAACAATCGCAAGATTGGAGTACATTGAAAACAGAAATCTTTGACGGCTTGCCAAGTATGCTCCGAAAGAGTTTGCTTAGTGAAGCCAAAAAAGAAGACCCGAACACCAATTTGCTCAACCGTATTACGGGAGAGTTGAAATGGGCAGAGCGATTCTCGGACTTGGAAAAGTTGGAGAACACGCTTCGGGTCGAATTAAAAGCAATAAGGATAAGACTATATGGCAAAACAGAATGACAAGCCGGAAACGGCCGCGACGGAGCGCGTAACTGCTCCTGTTACCACCGCGCCAGTAGCCCAAACTCCTCAATATCTAACCCCTCGGGATATGGATATTGAGCGTGTTGGCGGCCTTGCATCAGGAATGACGATTGTCTTTCCCGAAGTTCGTGGAGGCATTTGTGAGTTCTGCGGTGTGATAGATGGGAATTACCCGTCGCATTATCAGTATAAGTTGTGTCCTCACTACAGAGGAAAGCAACTTCAGTGTTCGTATTGTCCGGGTTCAAAAGACGTAGACGACGTGATAAACCACTCGGTTCTGCGTGTTATGCAACACCCCGACCATCCGCGCAAACTGATAGTCCACTGCAACTCTTACGAGTGCTTGAGAAAGCATGAGCAGAGGTGGAAGGTCGCAAACTAATCGTGCTGTGGAATTGGTTGACCGCAGTACAGTAAGAAACCATTACGCGGGCAGTGGAATCGCCTCCCTGCAACGCAGATAAAATAAATTAAATACTATGGCAGACGAACCTATTACTCAACCTACTCCGACTCCCGAGACTCCAAAAGAGCCGTCGAGGGCCGAAGAAAGGATTACACAGCTCTCTGATAAAGTCAGACAAGAGGCGGAGGGACGCGAGAAAGCTGAACGGGAGAAATCAGAACTTCAGCGCGAGCGTGACTTCTATGCCGGCTTCTCCGACGTTGTAGCGACAAACCCTGCGGCTAAAGACCACAAGGACGACATACTTTCCAAAGTAAAGTCAGGCTACACAGTTGAAGACGCCACATACGCAGTGCTAGGAAAGGCGGGAAAGCTTGGCGCACAGCCACAGCAACCTGTCCAAAATCCCGCAGGCGGTTCAGCACCGAACGCCATCACTCAATCGGCCGAAAAGCCTGTTGCGGAGATGTCACAGGATGAACGACGTGCGGCACTCGCAAAAGAACTCATCTGGCAGTAAGGGGAGATTAAAGAATTTACTATGGCAGTTACATTAAGAGGAACCGGCTGGGGTGGCGCAAGCGCCAACACTTCGGAACTTCTCGTGGCGTATCTCACCGAGAGAATCCGCGCACTTGAACCGGAGTTGCAGTACGCAAAGCTGGGGACGCGACGTGATGCCCCGAAAGGGTATGACCGAATCTCGTTTCCGCAAGTCAACCAGATTCCGGTCAAGATAAACGTCAACATTAACAGTTCGGTTACGAGCTTCGGCAGTTTCGTCGGTGGCGGAATTGGGGGATCGGTATACGGTGCAGGTGCATCGGTGGAAGGTGAGGCGGTTACCGCGCCCGGAGCGCCAGTGTCTTCGACAGCTGGTGTCGCCGCAATCGTTGAAGGTACGAATCCTACGGCAGTAACGTGGGGTGCGTCCGCATACGGCTCAGGACCGTTCCAGTTCGGTATCCTTGTGCAGGTATCAGACCTCCTTGTTCGTGATTCGGCGATTGAAGTCGTTGATGCCGCGTCCGAGGAAGTGAATAAGGCGCTTGCTCGCCTTGTTGATAAAGTCATTCAGGTTGTGGTCAACGCAGGCGTGAATGGCGTTATTTACGCAGGTGGCAAGACTGCACGTACCGGCCTCGCGGCAGGAGATGTGCTTACGCAGACTGAGATGACAAAGGGTGTCACTTGGATGCGTGCCGCAAACGCCGCAGGTGTCAAACCGTTTGACGGTAGTTACTATGTCGCTATCATTCACCCCGCAGTTGCAGGAGACCTCCTATCCAACTCGCAAACGGGTGCATGGCAGGATATGGCCCGCTACTCTAGCGTGGATGACGTAAAGGCAGGCAAGCTCGGTTCGTTCCGTGGTTTGCGTTACCTTGAAACGGCTCATCAGAGTTACTACAACTCGACGGTCAATGTGTTCCCGACGACTATCGTCGGTGACCAATCGTTCGGTTGGGGTTACTTCCAACAGCCGACTCCTATTCTGGTCACTACACCGGATAGCAATAACCCGTTAAACCTTTTTACCTCAATCGGAGGCAAAGTGACTCTCGGTGTTACTCGCTTCGAGGATAAACCGGGAGTGTTCCGCGTGGTTCGTACTGAATCGGCGACAAGCTTCTAGTTGTCTCCATGTTCTACCCATCATTTCTGATGGGTAGGCTCATGGACACAAGTAAAACATTATGTCAACTTCAGTTCTAGCCGCAATTACCTATACGCAACAGTTGGCACAGACTGATTCTAATAACATTGGAAGTGTGTTGGGGTTGGCGCTCTATAACGACGCTCGCATGGAATGGACGAGGGATATGCTCAACAAAAATATGGATGCGGCGCAGACGCAGGAATCGTACCGCGATTTGTCTACCGATTCCCCCAACACATACTTGTGGCCTGACGATATGTTCTCTTTGAAGACCATCGAGGTGAATTGGGAAGATACGACGGAGCAAAACTATATCCAAGCGCGTACTGTAGACGTAGCAAACATACAAAACCAATCATTCTCATGGCTTCGTGCGAACCAAAGTCAGCAGGAGCCGCTGTTCGACAACAGAGGTGACCAGTTTGAGATATTCCCGACCCCGACAGTGGGCAACTCACAAGGCATACGCATCTTTTACTTCCTCAAGCCTACCGATGCGACGAGTGTAGATGACGCGATACCGTATCCCCAATTGCTTGACCCGCGTACCCTATCCACAAAAATGGCTTCCATGTATTACAAAAGTCAGAACGATGCGGAAATGGCCTCTATCTACGAGCAGGAATACCAACAGAGAATAAGCAAAATAATCCGTGTCGTGGAGCCGGGGACACAACAACCGATACAACCGCAGAGATTAGCAATAACGGGGTGGGGCTACTGATATGGCTTGGACAAATGTAACAAAACCGACGACGCAAGGCTGGACTGACGTACCCAAGCCGTCGAACCCGAATGTAGTCACATACTCAGGGGGCGACCCGATCGGACTTTTACTAGCACTCACATACAGCACGATTACAAATATCGCAGTGAGCGATTGGGTAAATGTAACAAAACCGACGACAGCTTCGTGGACAACAATTCCTAAACCAACTACATAATATGGCTTCTAACATTCCAATTACCGCAGGTTCAGGCACAGCATCAGTTGCTACAGAGCAGATAGGAGCCGTGCAATATCAAAAGATTAAGGTTGTCGGTGGCGAGACAGGCTCCACTTCGGTATGGGGCATTGCTCCCGACGGCTCGGCCAAAGTATCGGTAGTGGGGACAATCACCGCAACACTTTCTGGCACGCCCAGCATATCGGGTGCAGTGACGGTAGTCGGGACACCCTCAATCAGTGGAACAGTAAATATTGGAGTGATACCGGGTTCTGTCGTCGCATTCCAAGGCGGAACACAAATAACCTCACTAGTTAGCACGGTGCCTTCGTCCGTTATCGTGGGCGCTTCAATATTCGGCGCACTCCCAGCAGGCAATGCTGTCCTTGGTGCAGTGGCGGCCTCAATATCTGGTACGGTAACTGCGACACTGACGGGCACTCCTTCTATTTCAGGTGCCGTGACAATAGTTGGCAATACGTCAGTGTCCGGAACCATAGGTGCATCTATCTTAGGAACACCTGATGTCGCTATCTCAAGAAACGTAGTAAGTGCGGGGTCTGATAACGCTTCTCAGCTACACCTGATTGCAGGGCAGGCGACAAACTCGAACTCTCCCATAGGAATGGCTAACTATGTATACAACAGTAGCATTACTGGGTGGGACAGGTTGCGCGGAGATTCTAGCATTGGAGCACTTGTTTCGACTGGCGGTTCATCGGTGATAGCTTTAATCCGAGGTTCCGTGGCTACGGCGTTGATGGGTACTCCCTCTATTTCGGGAGCGGTAACCGTAGTCGGCACTCCTTCAATAAGTGGCACAATAAACATCGGAACAATCCCCGGTTCAGTTGTAGCTTTTCAGGGGACGACGCCGTGGACTATCGGTTCGGTATACGGAAACATATCCGGCTCTGTCTTTGCTGTTGTATCTGGGCTACAGGGGGCTTCGGTCTCAGGAACAGTTAATGCCTCGGTTTTGGGATGGGTTCCGACACAGCCAAGCAACACATCAACTATAGGAGTGATACAAGGTTCGGTTGCCACAGTAATTATAGGTGGTTCTATCGCCGCTACTTTCACGCCACCCGCTAACCAATCAGTTTCTGGTACCGTCGGAGCATCTGTTATAGGCCACGCCCCAGTAGTCATCGTAGGAGGTTCAATTCTCACGTCTTCCACTGCAAATCAGTCTGTTTCGGGCACTGTTGGTGCCAGTGTTGTCGGTACAGTCCCAACAACACAATCAGGGACAACAATCACCTCAATAGTAAGTAGCACCCCCTCTAGTGTGCTTGTTGGGGCTTCAATATTCGGTCAACTACCAGCTGGAACGGCTCCACTTGGCTCGGTTGCAACTCTACAAGGAACAAATCCGTGGATTATTACCGGTTCCGTACAGGGTTCGTTTAGTCCATCAGGAAACCAATCAGTTTCAGGTGCTGTAAATGTTTCAGGCTCCATATTACTTGGTAGTTCAAATGCATCCGTCATAGGGGTGTTGCAGACTTCTTCTCTTATAGCAATAAATACCGGTTCTGTTGTAGCGATTTCTCAAGGTTCCGTCATCGCCGTCCTGCAAGCGCCGTCAATTGTTGGCACTTACACTGAAGATGTCGCTCACGCAACCGCCGACAAAGGTGTTTTCGTGCTCGGAGTGAGAAACGACACTCTCTCTTCAATGACCAGTGCCGACGGAGACTACTCACCCGTTGCTGTCGGCCCAATAGGAGAGAACGTCGTAGCTAACGCACCCATTACAAAGTGGGTTCAGGGTACTGCTGACTTGCGAGGTAGCACAGGCGGCTCGGTAGCCGTAATCGCCGCGCAAGGAGCGTCCGTGTTCACATACATTACGGGACTACAACTTGCAAATATGGGTTCAGCTAGCGTGTTGGTGACACTTTCGGGAGCCACATCTTCGATAATCGGCTACACCATTGCTCCCGCTGGCGGCGGTTCAAATATAATCTACACGAATGCCCTGAAAACAAACGCAAACGGTGCATTTACTGCTTCAATTAGCGGCGTAGCATCGGTATTGGTGTCGGCGCA